CAGAGGGCCGGCGCGCCTTCGCTGCCTACGAGGATGGCGCATTCTATGCGCGCTCTGGCAGCTACACGAGCCTGAGTGCGGCGCGGTCCGCGGCAGCCCAATACGGCGGCACTGCCGTCGGCGGCAGCAGCACGGGCGTGACGGTCATCGTGACGGGAACGGATACGATCCTCTTTGAATTCGACTGCGGTGGGAGCGAAAACCTCGGCATCCTGCCGATCGAGACGCGTGAAAAGACGGTCACGTGGTTCCGCGGCTACCGCTACTACGGCGGCTTTGAATACCAGCGCGTGAGCGGCGGGAACATCAATGTCATCAACGTGGTGGATCTCGAGGACTATGTCAAATGCGTCATTCCCTGGGAAATGAGCAAGGACTGGCCGGTCGAGGCGCTCAAGGCGCAGGCGGTCTGTGCGCGTACCTACGCGGTCTGTCAGACGAAGCATCGCGCGCAGGGCTTTGACATCTGCGCAACGACGCACTGTCAGGTCTATCAGGGCACGGCGGCGAGCGGCGCGAATTCCGATGTTGCGGTCGACCAGACGGCGGGGGAGTTCCTCTACTACAGCGGAAGACTCGTGCAGGAGGCTGTGTATTATTCAAGCAACGGCGGCGCGAGCGAGGACAGCCTGAACGTCTGGGGCAATGACGTCGGCTATCTCAAAGGCAAGATCGACCCCTATGAGGGCAAGATCGCCTCGGTCATCCCACGGTACAACTGGTCGACGACGTTTACCGCGTCGGAGCTGACGAGCCTTCTCAATAACCGGGGCTACGGCATCGGCACGGTGAAAAACGCCTATGTCTCGGCCTATACCGACACAGGTAACGTCTATTCCGTCACCTTTACCGGTACGAGCGGCAGCAAGACCGTTTCGCGCGAGGCATGCCGGACGCTGCTGAATCTGCGCAGCCAGCGCTTTACGATCGGCGGCGGGAGCGAGAACGCTTACAGCGTGAATGACACGGGCGAGAGCGTCGCGCTCGGCTCTATGAGCGCGATCGACAGCGGCGGGAAGAGCTCGGCGCTGTCCGGCAACGTGTACGCCATCACGTCGAACGGCACATCGCAGCTTGAGCAGCGGACGACGACATCGTCCGGCAGCGGCAGCTTTGTGATCTCCGGCAGCGGTTACGGGCATAATGTCGGCATGAGCCAGTGGGGGGCGTACTCGATGGCAAACCTCGGCTATTCCTACCGCGATATTCTGCAGTTTTATTATACGGATGTCAGCATCCAATGAGGGAAGAGAAACAACATGAAGACAAAAGATTTTGATTATTACCTGCCCGAGGAGCTGATCGCGCAGACGCCGCTCGAAAAGCGCGACGAATCGCGCCTGATGTGCCTTGACAAGGAGACGGGTGAGCTCTCACACCACCATTTTTATGAGCTGCCGGACTTTTTGAACCCCGGCGACTGCCTGATCTTGAACAATTCCCGCGTGCTGCCGGCGCGCCTTTTGGGCCAGCGCCTACCGGGCGGCGGCGCGTGCGAGGTGCTTCTGCTCATCGACCGCGGCGACAAAACATGGGAGTGCATCGTGCGGCCGGGCAAGTACCTGCGCAAGGGCGCAAAGATGCAGTTCGGCAACGGCGAGCTCAAAGCGGAGATCGTGGACGTGTTACCTGACGGCAACCGCATGGTGAAATTCGACTTTGAGGGTATTTTCCTCGAGGTGCTCGAACACCTTGGCAAGATGCCGCTGCCGCCTTACATCAAGGAGGAATTGCAGGATCAGGAGCGCTACCAGACCGTCTATTCCAAGGTCAACGGAAGCGCGGCCGCGCCGACGGCGGGCCTGCACTTCACGCCGGAGCTGCTGGAAAAAATTCAGGCAAAGGGCGTGGACATCGGCTATGTGACGCTGCATGTCGGCCTCGGTACGTTCCGTCCTGTCAAGGAGGACGACATCGAGCAGCACGATATGCACAGCGAATACTGCGTTATCCCGCCTGAGACGGCGACGCTTATCAACGAGACGAAGGCGCGCGGCGGACGCGTGATCTGCGTCGGTACAACGTCGTGCCGCACGCTCGAGAGCTGGGCACAGGAGGACGGACACATGGAGCCGTCCGCAGGCTGGACGAGCATCTACATCTACCCGGGCTACCGCTTCAAGGTGATGGATGCACTCGTGACGAATTTCCACCTGCCGCAGTCCACGCTCATCATGCTGGTCTCGGCGCTCGCGGGCCGCGAGCACGTACTGCATGCCTACGAAGAGGCGGTAAAAGAACGTTATAGATTTTTTAGTTTTGGCGATGCGATGTTCATTGGAGACGTGATGCTCTCCAAGGCCGAAAACGGCGAAAAGCCCGAAAAATAAGGGTTTTCGGGGAAAACGGCTTAGCCGACGAGAAAATCAGGAAAAGCCGAGTGGATAAGCGAAAAGCATCACGCATCGTTAGCTTTGAGGGGATGCTTATAAAATTGAACAACTTTTTTGGCGCATAATGTTGCGGCGATGCTGCATAGACTGCATAAGATGGCCCCGACCTCAGTATATGAGGCCGGGGCTTTTCTCATGTCTTGTAGGTGAACGTGTGGGTCGATCCGTTCTTGAAGGTGATGGAGATGACGCGGCCATCGTTCACAACGATGTGGTCAATGATCTGCTGGAGGAAGCTGCGCGGGATAGAGGGGTCAATGGCTCGGATGTACTTCTCGTAGTCGATGTAGCGGTCTTCAATCAGCTTGTTCGCCATGATGTAGTAGCTGGCCTTGCCGATGAAGTCGTCGCCCAGTTCCTCGCTGGACTCTTGGCTCTGCAGCTCCTCGATGCGAGCATTGACTTCTTCGAGCTGTTTGGTGATCTGGCCGCGCTGCATGACGAAGTCTTTCTCGGGCATGGCTTCGTCGTCGTAGAGGTACAGGGCGTTCAATCTGGCGAGGGCGTTGTCGAGCTTGCGGCGCCGAGCACGTAGGGTGTCGATCTCGCGGATGGAATTGTCGTCACCGGAGAAGGCAATTTGTGGGCGGTACTCCACGGCGTCACCGGCGGAGCGGAACGCATCGAGAAGCTGGCCCAGAGCGTCGGTGCTGACGGAGGCCACGTCCTCAAACGCTTCACCGCGGAGCAGCTTGCGTTCCAAAACCTCGGACGTCGTGGTCTCGGAGGAGTTCTTGGAGGCTCTGATGATGTTGGCGACGTAGTTCAGGACGAACGGGCCGAGCGTGGTGTCGGAGATGTACTTGTTGGTGCAGGAGGTTCCTTTGCGCCGCCGACTGCCGCAGGCATATTGCGAGGGGCGGAAACCGTTCGCCCGCCGCCGGTCGAGGTTGGCCGTCATGTTGGAGCCGCACTGGCCGCAGCGGAGCAGACCGGCAAAGACGTGGATGTTCTTCCTGACGTATGTTTTGTGAGAGGGGACCCCGCCGCGTTTGTTCCGCGTCAGAAGGAACTTCATGCGGTAGAACACGTCGTCATTCAGGATGGGCTCGTGGTGGTTCTCGACGGTGATCCATTCGTCGGAGTCGCGCTTCTCGATGCCTTTGCCGTCTGAATGGACGTTGTAGACGTACTGGCCGATGTACCACGGGTTCGTCAGGATGGTGCGTACCGTGGTCGGCGTCCATTGGCCGCCCGTCTTTGTGACGATGCCTGCGTCGTTGAGGTACTTGGCGACATAGAGCAAGGACTGGTACTGCTCGTACAACTCGGCCATGCGACGGATGGCTTTGGCCTCCTCGGGGACGATGGAGAATGTCTTTGTTTCCTTCGACCACGAATAGCCGAAGGGGACACGGCCACCATTCCATTGACCGTCTGAGGCACGGGAGAGCATGACGGCTGTGACGCGCTCGGCAGTGGTCTTACGCTCCAGCTCGGCGAAGATCAGAATAATGCGCATCATGGCCTCGCCGATGGCGGAGGAGGTGTCGAACTGCTCGTTCTTGGAGACGAAGGTGACGCCGAGGGACTGCAGTTCATCGTGCATGGCGGCGAAGTCGATCAGATTGCGGCTGATGCGGTCGATCTTCCAGACGACGAGGTGGGTAAACTCGCCAGTGCGGATGCGATCCATCATGGCCTGATATTCGGGGCGGTCGGTGTTTTTGGCTGAGTAGCCGGGGTCTTCAAACACAACGTAGTCGGTGATGCCCAGAACCAGCGTGACATAGGCAATCAGCTCGCGGCGCTGCACCTTGAGGGAGTCCTTATCGACCTGCCAGTGGGTAGAGACGCGAATATAGATGGCCGCCTTCTTCGCGGCCAGTTTCTCGGCGATGCGAGAAGCCATACGAAGTCCTCCTTTTTGGGATATTCCATAGGAACGTCCGACCAAAAATCCACGGACGTTCCGAGTATAACCGTAACCATACCGTAACCGTAACCTATACCGTAAACGTAACGTAACCGTTAGATATAGTTTTGGGGCACCGCTACCGCGATGCCCCGTATGTGTTTTTATTGCGAGACTGTTTTTGCGAAGCCTCTGGCCGCTGCTACAAGCCCCATCGTGCCATCCATCAGGGCGTCAATGCTGAGGGGCAAGACACTGATGGAGCCATCAGGTGCGGGCTTCATGGAGGCTGTGTCCGCATAGGGAATGAGAGCCTCGAAGAAGCTGTTGGCCTCGGCGGGATCTCGCCCGTTGCTTTGGAGCTGGTGCCGGGTGACACGGGGCTCGGCCACCACGTCCGAGCGATGCTGCCCGATGGTGAACTTGAAGAGCTGGTACGGGCGGCCATCTCCGAGCGGAGCATACTGAACGATGATCTCACGGCCGATGGAGACGGCGCTGAAACCATCCATGACTTCGAGAGCGCCGATGAACTCGGTCACGTCGTCGGGGTCAACGCCTTTTGCGGCAGAGAAGCGGTCAATGAGTTCGCGGCTGGTAAAGACCTTGTGCGCGGAGGCTGAGTCGATGACCTCGAAGAGCAATTCGCCGTCGGCCAGCGTTGCGACGAGAGCCTTGCTGATGCTGCCTTTGTCGGAGAAACCCGCAAGGCCGGCGCGAACAAGGACGTCGATGATGTCGGCAGCCTGTCCTTCAGCGCGGTAGAAATGGTCGGCGCAGACCTCGTTGAGCTGCTCCGCGTTCCACGCCCTCACGATGGAGGCGACGCGGCGCAGATGCTTTGGGTCGGCGTCAGTCGGTGAAGCACCGGCAAGGGGGAGGGGCAGCCTGACGGCGACGCGGCCGGTGGGCGAGAGGAACAGGTCAATGTGATACTCGCGCCCCACAGTATCGGTGAGGCTGACGCCTTGCCCGATGCAGACGAGGTTCGTGTAATCGCTGGGGATGTTGTCCAGACGTTCGACCTCCGAGCCGATTTCGGCAAAGAAGGCAGAACGTCCCAAGTCTTTGCCGAAGATCATGGTTAGTTCTCCTCTCGATATTTTTTGAGTACGGTCTCGACGATGGTACGGTCATCGGGCGAGGCCAGAGCGTACAGAGTGGCAAACTCGCGGACTTCTGCAGGGAGCGCCTCGTAGCGGTCATTGCTGAGGCCCAGCAGCCAGTCAACGGAAACGCCGAAGTAGCGGGCGAGCCGAACAACGTACTTGAGTTCGGGCTCACGGACGCCCTGAAGGTATCTCGACAGGGTGGGCGTCGAGACGTTGATCTCCGCGGCGATGTCCTTTGAATAGAGGCCCCTGCTTTCAATCAGGTCGCGCAGGTTCTTCTTGAAGGCGGTAAAATCGAGTTCGAGTTCCATGATGTTTCTCCTTTGCCAGCGTGATTGTTCGTATTAGCCATTGTAAAGCTCTTTGAGAGAAATCGCAAACATTTTTTGCGAGAAAACTGCAAAAAACTATTGACATTAGCCGCGTGGATAATTATAATAATCACATCAGTTAATTATCTTCAAAAAAAGATAGGCAGAAAGGGGTGAACATTATGAAACCACTCGAAATCAAGGGAGCCCGTGCAAGGCTTGGATTTACGCAGAAGTACATGGCAGAGAAGCTCGGCCTCACGGAAGTCTCCTACGGGAGAAAAGAGAGAGGCGAAGTAGAGTTTACCTTGGACGAAGTCCCGGAGGTCGCCAGCCTGCTCACGTTGAACAACGCGCAGGTGAACGACTTTTTCTTCGACGGCAAGTTGCCAACTGGTTAATCGAGGCCATCATCGGTGTCGGTGTATATTTTTTTGCCCGATGATTAGCCGCTTGGATAATTTCTCTTGCCACTACGGTAATTATAGGCGATTGGAGGCTCAGAAAAAATGGGACGTGACGCTACGAAAGCGGCGGGAAATCCGTGGTATCAAGCCAGAAAAAAGGCTGCTGAATATGACGACAGGCTATGTAGCCGTGAGAGCGCGGCTGAGCAGCTCGGAATGTCGGTGTCTTCACTGGCAGATGCAGAACTGGGGAACACAAAGTTCATGCCGGTTGACAAGGCGGTGCTCATGGCCGACAGGTACAACGCCCCGTGGCTGCTGAACCACTACTGCCTGAACGAGTGCCCGATTGGATGCAGGCATTCGCTCTCCGATGAAGTGGTCGGCATCGACCGCGTGACGGTCAAGCTGCTGAAAAGCCTGAAGACCGAAAAGCTCGGAGATGTCAAGGACACGCTCCTTGACATCGCGGCAGACGGGAAAATCACCGAAGACGAGAAGCCGGCGCTTCAAGAGGTTTTGGCCTACCTCGATGATTTGGCAAAGACCGTGAGCGAGTTGAAGACCATCGGCGAGATGGCTCTGCACGAAGATGGTGATGCTCATGGAACAAAGTAGTCTGATGGCTATTCTCGCAGAAGAGTATGGCATCAAAAGCCCGCAGGAGCTTGCGGAGGCTATTCGGCGGATGAAACCGTTGAATCTGGCCCCGTTCTGCGCGACACCTGAGAAAACGAAGGAGGACAAAGCATCATGACCCGAATGGAACGGCGAAGAAGACGCCGCCGCATCTTGCGAATCAAGCTGGCGACCACAGCGGCCGTGCTGACGCTGACCACGGCCAGCATCGTAGCCCTGACAGGGGGGGCAGCCGAAACGGCATCCGAACCCACACCGCAGCCGCCCGCGTTGCAGGCTGAGCCGGTTCTGCTGGTTGCAGAGCACGACAGTACATATCAGCCCGTCCAGATGACGGCCGAGCCTGCTCAGGAACCGGAACCCGTAGAGGAAGAGGACGAGAACGAGAAAATCGAGGCCGCTCTGCTGGAGCAAGGCTATCTGCACGAGGAAATCCCGCTGGACTTCGACCTGCAGTGCCATCTGATTGCGGTCTGCGAAGAATACGGCGTCCCTCAGAACGTGGCTCTGGGCGTCATTCAGGCCGAAAGCTCGTTCACGGCCACAGCCGCAAACGGAAGCTGCTACGGCTATATGCAGATTAACAGCATCAATTCCGAATGGCTGTCTGAGAAAATCGGGGTCACGGATCTGACCGACCCGTACCAGAATATCCGCTCTGGCGTGTTCATCCTGAGCGACCTGTACGGGAAGTACGGGGACTGGCACAAAGCCCTGATTTGTTACAACTACGGCGAGGGCGGCGCTCAGGAGCACGTCTTCAGCAAGGGCTACACGGCCACGTCGTACAGCCGCACAGTGATGGAATATGCGGACGCATGGGCGGAGGTACTGGCATGATCGACACGACGAAGCTGAACCCGGAGGAACTGGGTGACATCATCGTTGACGTCCAGAACGAAACCGGCTTCTGGTTTGATGTGGATGACATGGTTGCCATCATTCGGCACACCATCCGCAAGGCAGACCTGAACGGCAAGGACGAGGCGTATGTGCCGCTCCTGTTCAGGAACGAGCTGGAAGACCACGTGATGCGCGAGAGAATCAATGCGATTGGGAGGAGAAACTTATGTGCGACATCTGTATGCACAGCCCTTGCCTGAGCGGCTGCCCAAACGCGCCAGACCCAACGCCGGTGACGTACTGTCGTTCCTGCGGCGAGCCGATTGTCCCCGGCGACGAGTACGCCGACATCGACGGTGAGGTGTGGTGTGAGGGTTGTTTGGATGCCCTGCCGCTCTGCGTCCTGATCCCGAAGTTGGGTTGGGAGTGGAAGACGGTACAGGAGGGCGAAAACGTCCAGTGCGTGGACTGCAAGTGCTGCGGAGACACCGAGCCGCTCCCGGTTGGAGCGGAATACGGCGAGATCGACGGGGACGCCTTCTGCGAGGAATGCCTCGAAGACACGCCACTCAGCGATCTGGTAGAGCGGTGCGGCCATGACTGGAAAACTGCGAGCGAGGAGGACATTCCCGATGGGTATGACGGTTGAGGTTCCTGAGCTGCCCGAGCTGACCTTCGACGAGGCCAGCCATATCTACCGGCTGAACGGCGACATCATCCCGAGCGTGTCGAAGCTGATGGAGCCGCTGAAAGACCAGTGCTACGGCGGTATCAGCAAGAGAACGCTTGAGAACGCCGCCAACAAAGGATCTTCGGTACATAACAGCATCGAGAACTGGATCAAGTTCGGCATCGACGATATTCCGTCGGAGCATCGCGGCTACTTCAACGGCTTCATGGAGTGGTGGAAGCAGTATAAACCGCGGGTTTTCGGCTCTGAGGTGCGCATCTACCACAAGCTGATGCGCTACGGCGGGACGATTGACCTGCTCTGCGAGATCGGCGGCCTGCTGGAGCTGATCGACTTCAAGACAACCTACTCGCTGCTGGAAATGGCCTGCGGCGTCCAGCTTGAAGCCTATTCGCAGGCCCTCATTTCCCACGGCATCACGCCACAGCGGAAGCACATCCTGCATCTGAAAAAGGACGGGAAGTGGGCATTCCGCGAGTTCCCGGCCAAAGACCCCGCCAGATGCCGCGTAGTCGGGGCGCTGAAATGTCTGTACGACTATGAACAGTCTTACAAATAATCGAAAAGGAGTGTCAGTATGAACGAAGCAAAGACCATCGGAAGCAACGCCCTTGTCCTTGACACCGCAGAAGAGAACGTGACCGTGATGAACGCTGAAGAGAGCAAGCTCGGCAAAGAAGTCAGCTTGATTGAACAGCGGGCCGAAGCGGTTATCGTCGCCTCTGGGGAGGATTTCGAGGACGCTGGCCTGTTCCTGAAGCAGATCAAGCAGGCTCAGAAGCAGGTCAAGGACTATTGGGAGCCTCTCCGCGTGTCCGCCAAGAAGAGCTACGACGAGGTTCTGGCCCACAGAAAGGAAATGATCGAGCCTTTGGAAAAGGCGGAGAAGATCGTCAAAGCCAAGGTGAACGAGTACAGCGCAGAGCAGGAACGCAAGCGCCGTGAGCAGGAGGAGGCTATGCGCCGACTGGCTCAGGCCGAGATCGACCGCCACCTGAACGAAGCCGCCGAAGCTGAGGCCAACGGTGACGCTGTTGGCGCCGAGTACGCTATGGCCGAAGCCGAGATGATGGAAGGGGTGTCCATCGCCGGTGGCGTCCAGCATCAGACGCCCAAGGTCAAGGGCATCTCCCAGAGCAAGACGTGGGAAATCTGCGAGTCCGAGTGCGACTGGTCTAAGGTTCCCGTGTCCCTCGTTGGCATTGAGCTGCGCCCGGTCGATAAGGCTGCGGTGCTCCGCCTGATTAAGATGTCCAAGGGCCAGGTCGAGATCCCCGGTATCAAGTTCCGCGAAACCTACACCACCAGCGTCAGCACCCGGTAAAACCGGAGAATAACAGGAGGTCAACATGAGCAACGAAACCAAACTGAGTACGGTCCCCGCCGGGGCTGTGGCTCAGAGAACGACAGGCGGAGGAGCCTTGAGCGTCTTTGCCGACAGCGCGAGCTTTGAAACGGCTCTGCGCATGGCGAAATGCCTCGCGTCGTCTACGGTAGTCCCCAAGGAGTACCACGACAACGTCGGAAACTGCATGATCGCTATTGAGATGGCGTCCCGCATCAACACCAGTCCGATGATGGTGATGCAGAACCTCTACATCGTCAATGGGCGCCCTGCATGGTCGAGCCAGTGGATTATTGCCATGATTAACAGTAGCCGCCGGTATAAGACCGAGTTGCAGTTCGAGTTCGGCCGTGACAGAGCTGATGGCGGCTTGAGCTGCCGTGCTTGGGCTGAAGATTATTCCGGTCACAAGGTCTATGGCCCGAAAATCACGATGAACATGGCGAACGAGGAAGGCTGGACGAGCAAGAACGGGAGCAAGTGGAAGACCATGCCCGAGGTGATGATCCAGTACCGCGCCGCTTCGTTCTTCGGCCGCATGAACTGCCCCGACATGATTATGGGCATTTACAGTCAGGAGGAAGTCCTCGACATGGGTGAACTTCCGACGGACGGCTTTGCTCTGGTCGTCGATCCTGCCACCGGCGAAGTGACCGAAGCCGAAAAGGACGAACCCATCACGCAGGATCAGCGCCAGACGCTTTTCAAGATGGCAACGAGCGCCTTCGGGCAGGAAGCGAATAGCATCCTGAAATCCCTGCTGGCCGCCGAGGGCTACGAGTCCACGGAGGGCCTGCCTACGTCTGTGTATCACCGCCTCACCGAGAAAGTCATGGCAATGGCTCAGGAGAAGAAGCCCGCCCCTGAAACGCCGCAGGAAGCTGGAAACGCCGCCCCTGCTGACGATCAGCCCGATTTCCCCGGTAAAGAGTGATGCGATCCGACGGCATAGCCGTCACACAGACAGGCAGGTGAGAAAATGGCATGGATCAGCGTACACGAAAGTATCGACGGACCGAAGCTGCGAAATCTGTATAAGCAGCTCGGTTGCTCAAAGTTCGAGGCGACGGGCATCCTGAACTTCTTGTGGTTCTGGGGGCTTACGAACGCTGAGAGGGACGGGCTCATACTGTATGCAGAAAAAGAGGACATCGAGCGATACCTGTACGGCGTCGGCGCAGGTTGTGTGCTCGATCCGAAGAAAATCGTGGATGCACTCTTCGATAGCGGCTGGCTCGACTGGTCGCCTCGCGGAATCTGTATTCACGACTGGGAGACTTGGCAAGCTCAATGGCAGAAGGCCAAGGACGCCCGAGAGCGCGACGCTGCCCGCAAGCGCGAGAGTCGGCGGAACAGCAAAGCGGCGGCCCAAAATGAGGAAAAAGCGGACGCGGCGAAGGATGGTCACACGGACAGTCCTGCGGACGGCGAGGAAAAGCAGCTTAAAATCGACGGGGGAGAGGCTCCCGCAGCCGAAAAAGCACCGACCGAGCTGCCTGAACCGCCGAAACCCCCTGCGGAACCGGCGACGCCAAAGTACACGCCGACCTTTGACGAGTTCTGGGACGCATACCCGAAAAAGGCTGAGAAGGGTAACGCCTTCAAGAAGTATCAGGCCCGCATCCACGAAGGCTTCTCCCCGGAGGAGTTGTTGATGGCCGCCCGGAATTATGCGACCCAGTGCAAGAGGCTTGGCACCGAGAAGAAGTACATCAAACACCCGAAGACGTTCCTGAGCGACAGCCGGCCGTTCCTTGACTATCTGCCAGATAAGAAGAAGGCCCAGCCGCCCGAGGACACGGTGCCCGACAACAAAAATCCGTTTGCGGAATACGGGGAGGAATGACAAATGCAAGGATTTGACCCGCAGACCATTTTGCCCCGTATTGCCGCCCAAGGGCTTGAACGGCAGGAGATCCACCCCGGCGATTGGTTCGACGATGACGGAATGCTCATGTGCGGGAAGTGCGGTGAGCCGAGGCAGGGGATGGTGACGGTGTCCGCTCCGATGGAGGGCAACCCCGAGAACAAGATGACGTTCAAGGCCACCCGTTCCTGCAAGTGCGACCGCGACAAGGAGGCTGCCGAGAAGCAGGCCGAGCAGAACAAAAAGGACATGGAGCGTGTCGCCCGTCTGAAAAAGGCGAGCCTCATGGATGAAAAGCTACGCGAGGCATCCTTCGACAGCTTCCAAGTCACGAAGTACAACGCCCGAAATCTGAAGCTGTGCCGCCGATACGCTGAGGCGTTCGACGAGATGGTGTCCAAAAATCAGGGTTTGATTTTCTGGGGAAGCGTTGGTACGGGTAAGAGCTTTGCGGCTGCCTGTATCGCCAACCACCTGCTGAACCGCGGTGTCCCTGTGATGATGACCTCTCTCGTGAAGCTGCTGGAACTCATTCAGGGCGGCGAGGAACGGGAAAGCGACATCATCGCTCGGATGAACAGTGCGAAGCTGGTCATCTTCGACGACTTAGGGGCCGAGCGCAACACCGACTATGCGCTTGAGAAGATTTACAACATCATCGACAGCCGGTATCGGCGGAAGCTCCCGATGCTCCTGACTACGAACCTGACCATCGACGAGATGAAGGACGAGGAGGACAGACGGTACAGCCGCATTTATGACCGTATCTTCGAGACCTGCTACTCGATGCAGTTTACCGGCCCGAGCTGGCGGAAGAAGGAAGCCAACCGCCGGTTCACGGAGATGGAGAAGCTGTTCGATATTGACTGAAAGGAGAAGCCACATGGAAATGAAACAGCGGGTACAGCGCCTTATCGCTGACGTCGAGAGGGCCTGCATCAAGTACAAGCTGAACATGACGATTTACGACGGGAAGCTCGCATTTGTCGATCAGGAGAGCCGCCGCATCGTCGCAACGTGGGGCCCGCAGTTCAAACTCAGCGAGGAGTCTGAACATGGCGGGCAGTAAAGAAGTCTTCTATCTCAAGATTGGGAGTGAGGCTGACCGTGTGACGGTGGCCTCGATCCTGTTCCGAAACGGGTACTCCGTCCAGCCCGTGAAGCAGAAGAAGGACGGGAGAAGCAACGAATACCTCGTCAAGTATTGGATTGGCGAGACGATGGTGGAGGGGGCGGAGATACCAAAATGAAGCTGAAGTTTTCCGTCCTTGGAGAGCCGGCGGGCAAAGGCAGACCGCGATTCCGAAACGCTGGCGCGTTTGTTCAGACCTACACACCGGAGAAGACGGTCAGCTATGAGAACCTCGTCAGGCTCGAATACCGCCGTCAATGCAACGACTTCAAGTTCCCCAAGGACACACCGCTTGATGTGCGCATCACGGCGTACTACGGCATCCCCAAAAGTGTCAGCAAAAAGAAAGCGCAGCTCATGCGCGAGCGGAAAATCAGACCGATGAAGAAGCCTGACTTCGATAACATCGGCAAAATCGTGTGTGACTCCCTGAACGACATCGCCTATCACGATGACGCCCAGATCGTAGACGCACAGGTAAGAAAGTTCTTCAGCGACGACCCGAGGGTTGTCGTGACAATTCAGGAAGCAGAATAGGAGGCAATCATGAAGAAACTCGCAAAACTCAGCCCCGGCCGCATTTTCAACTTCGCCGGTGAGAAGTTCGTCGTTATGGAACAGCGCGACGGCGCCGCGTTCGTCCTGCTGGCTCAGAGCAAGGAGTCATGCCCGTTCAACGACAAGGATAACGTGGAGAACCGCAACGACTACAACTGCTCCACTTTGAAGGAGCGCATCGACAAGTGGGTGGAGGCGCTGCCTCGTACCTCGGAGGAGGCCGCAGCCATTCTCCCGTTTGAGGTGGATCTGAGCTGCACCGACCGCAGCAATGGCTACGGAACCATCACGGTCAAGGCGGCACCCTTGACGCTCTGGCAGTACGGCCAGTTCAAGGAGCTGATCCCGCTGAACGAGGATGACTGGTACTGGCTCGTCACGCCTTGGGCGTGTCGGTGGCTCCGCTCCCCGTACACCTACAACACCCTCCTCGTGTGGTACGTCTTCTCCAGCGGCAACTACTACTACGGCAGCGCATCCAACTCGAACGGCATCCGCCCCGCTCTGATGGAAAGTGAGATTAGTAAACCCTTCGATGGGTCGAACACGGTACACCATCATCAAAGGGAGTCATATCCTGTCGCCCGTCTGTGCATGGATGGACGATAAACACATCACACCGAGGCTCGCCATCCTGACTTGGATGCTGCGGCTGCCGGGGGCAAGACGACCGGTGTTAGGAGTGATGGCTGGTCTGGAGCTTGCCCTATACCCAGACCAGAGGAAGCACCAACAGCAAAGAAGCGAGTTTATGACCTATCAAGAGATGTGCAGCTTTGAAACGCTGTACGCAGCTTACTTGGAGGCCAGAAAGCGGAAACGGTCAAAGCCCGGAACGGCTCAGTACGAGCAAAATGTTCTGGCCTGCACCGAGAAGCTGTCAACGATCCTGAACACCAAGACCTACGTTCCGAGCAGGTTCGAGGTGTTTTATGTCTATGAGCCGAAGAAGCGGCTCGTCCAAGCGCCGGCATTTGTCGATAAAGTCGTCCTCCATGCCGTCGTGGACAACATCCTGTATGAAGCTATCACGAAGAGTTTCATCCGGGATAACTTCGCCAGTCAGACCGGAAAAGGCACCAACGATGGTTTGATGCGGCTGAAACAGCACATGGTCGATTACTACCGGCGAGAAAAGCACGGAACCGATGGGTGGATTCTCAAAGGAGACGTGCATCACTTCTTTGCCAGCATCGACCACGACAAGCTAAAACGCAAGCTGAAGGCACTGCTCGATAAGCGTGGCGTAGACCCGCAGATCTATGACCTACTGTGCGTCTACATCAACACGACCGACGGGCTACCACTCGGCTATCAGACCAGCCAGCTACTCGCCCTGATGTTTTTGGACGAGTTCGACCACCTGATGAAAGAGAAATACCGCCTGAAGTATTACGGGCGGTACATGGATGACTTCTACGTCATTCTCTCGGACAAACAGCGGTTGAAAGAGATCCTCAAGGACATCCGCGCCCTGATGGATAGCTGGGGCTTGGAGTTGAACCAGAAGACCGGCATTTTTCCGCTGAGGAACGGTATTGACTTCCTCGGCTTCCATTCGTACATCACCGAAAGCGGTGGCATCGTCCAGAAGCTCCGTCGGGACAGCATCCAGCGAATCCGAGCGAAGACGAAGTTCTGGGAGGAAGCCTACAAGCGCGGCGAGGTCACGAAGGAGGCCATCCTCCAGAGTTTCGGAGCGTGGGACGCTCACGCGGCATACGGCGATACGCACGAGCTGCGAAAGAAATACGCGAAGAAGGTGGAGGCCATCATTGGCGAGCCGGTGGAGATCCACCGCAAACTCAACGGAAACCGTGCGGTACGCGATAAGCGCAGGCTTCGCCAATGCCGCAACATCTACAAGAAACAGCATCAGAACAGGGAGACGGAGAAATCCGGCTCCTTTTCTTATGCCCAACGCCCCACGGACGTTCCTCCGTGGGCTGACTCTTAACTCTTATCAAGGAGGAAAACGAAATGGCAAATGTGCTTTTGAGCACCAAGGCCGTTGGCAGTACCGTCAAGCTGACGGTCAACGGCAAGGCGAGAGAGTTCATCGTCGTGCATCAGGGCAAGCCGTCCAGCGTGTACGACGAGTCTTGCAACGGCACTTGGCTGCTGATGAAGGACATCTACGAGAACCGTGTTTGGCAGAGCGGAAATATCAACAAGTACGAAAGCAGCGACATCCACTCTTACCTGAACAACACGTTCTTGAAACTGTTTGATAGCAACATTCAGGGCGCAATCAAGCAGGTAAAGCTCCCGTATCGCAAGAACGGCGGTTCTGGTGGTACGACGCAGCAGGGAGCAAACGGTTTGCCCTGCAAGATCTTCTTGCTGAGCGCACCTGAGGTTCACTACGAGCACACCTATATCGACTCTGGCGAAGGCGCAGCACTGAGCTATTTTGCTTCGTGCGTCACCAATGGTGCTGACTCGAAGCGAGTTGCGTACCTGAGCGGCTCGGCCGCCTACTGGTGGCTCCGCTCCCCGGGCACCGTCAACACCTTCAGCGTGTGGTACGTCTACTCCGACGGCGACTACAACAACTACGACGCATCCAACTCGTTCGGCATCCGCCCCGCTTTGGTTCTTCCCTCTACACTCTTGGTCTCTGATGACGGCACCGTATCCACGAATACGCCCCCGACCATCACCAGCGCCAGCGGCGCGAGCGGCGTGAACCTCGGCAGTAAGACGGCGGCGTTCAGCTTCAAGTACACGCCCAACGATGCCGACGGCGACAAGCTGACGGTCACGGAAAAGCTGGATGGTGTCGTGAAGAAGACGCGCACGAATGTCACCAGCGGTACGCAGCTCACCTTCGAGTGCGCCAGCACCGCGGCGGAGTTCCAGAAGATTCTCAACGGAAGCCACACCATCACCATCGAGGCGAGCGACGGCAAGGCGAGTGCGACCTTCACGGCCACCTTCACGAAAGCCGTCCACAAGGCGACCATCACGCTGAAGACGCCGCTGGCGGTGTCCGGCGACATCACGGCGGCGGTCATGTCGGTCGTGGGGCAGATCCCGGTCGGCGCGGTCTACAAGGTCGAGGCAACCAACAACGCGAAGGACACCAGCCCGGTGTGGCAGGACGTCACCGCGGAGGTCAAGAGCGGCGCAAACATCGTCTTCACGAACAAGACGGCAGCAAACGGCGCGGCGTTCAACTTCCGCATCACTGTGGAGCGCGGCACGTCCGCCGGTGGATATATCTCCGGCGTGAGCGGCGCGTTCCAGTAAGGAGGGAAAGTCATGGGACTCGTATGGAGAAAAGATGACCTGCTGACTTTGGCCGAGAAGCAGCTCAACATGGCGAACGAGACCTGCCAGCAGAAAATCTACGCCGGTATCGACGTGGAGCTGAGCGGCGGGACGGAGCATTTCTCTCTGGAGACGCACGATCAGGCCAACATCGAATCCATGTTCACCGCCGTCACGCTCGGCGCGAAGGAGCAGCAGTACCATTGCGACGGCGGGGAGGTCAAGACCTACTCTGCCGCCGATGTCGTTGTGCTGTACGCAGCCTACAAGAACTACGTCACGAAGCAGACGACCTACTGCAACCTCCTGAAGAAGTGGATCAAGCGTGAAACGGACAACGCCGCCATTGGTGCCATCCAGTATGGCGACAACCTGCCGGAAGACCTGACCGCGCAGATGAAGACCATCCTCGACGCCGCGACGGCACAGCTCACCAGCATCACCGCTGCGGTCAGCGACGGTGCGTTTGCGGATAAGATCTCGTCTCTGGAGAACCAGATGACCGAAACACAGATGGCATTGTGCGATGTCTACGAGCAGGTCATCGCAGCGACTTCGGCTACGGAGGGATAAAGCTATGGCAAGAATTTACGCGACCCTGATTCGCAAGGGCGAGAAGACCATTGAAGATGTTCCGGAGAGGCTCCGGGCAGCCGTGGAGGCTCTGCTCGCAGAGGACGCCGTATGAGCGCCCTCCGCGAGTTTTGTCTTAAATATCTGTTGAGAAAGGAGGAAGACGAAATGGCTGTTGTGTACGCTACCCTGATTATCAAGGGCAAGAAGACCATCGACCAGGTGCCCGCTCGTCTGCGTAAGCAGGTCGAGGAGATCCTGGAAGCCTGTGAGGTGGAGATCTGACCTCCCAGCGGCGGGGGGGGCGCGGGGCGGGCGCGGGGCCCCCCCCCCCTTCCCCATCC